CTGCCGTGGTTTCTGCAAGGTAGTCGTAAACCAGCTGGCGGATCAAGGTAGAAGGCTTGATGCATTGAGCATCAGCTTCTTCCATGAAGAGTTCACCGCGAAAAGGCTCAAGCAGAACTTGGATATATACCCGGTTGCCGTGCTTCGTCGCCATCGGCTTTAAAATACTAAACGAATGTTACCATGTTATCGAGTCGTCAACCTTTTTCTTCCAAGCAGTTGCCTGAGCGGAACGGGCATTGGAGCGTTGACGACTAGAGCCTTGTCTGACTTTTTTAGCTCCTTCTAGAAACATTGCAGCTCGTTGAAGGTCAGCCGTTGTCGATAGCTGAATCGCTTTGTGAAGACGCTCCATGACGATCTGACGCCCCGATTTCGGTTGCGGCATGATCCATCGCCCCAGCAAGCGTTTGGTGGAACGTTAGCGCGTACGACTCAGTTAGCACAATCCATTCGTCATTGTGACGAAAGATTTGTATATTCATTAGTCACTTTTTAAGATGTGGTGCAGTCTTTTGAACTCATGAATTGGCATTGCAGTGAGAATGCTGACCTCAACATTGCAACGCAATGCGTTAATAACTTGTCGCTCCATGTAATCCATGTTGGACTCGTATGTAACTTGCTCAACGGCGAGAGGTTTGTCGTCTAAGTCAAACGTTGTGAAACGAGTTATTGCCAGCGGGCAATGTTCGTCAGCGATCTGGCAGTAGTGAAGATGAACGTTTTTAGTCCCCATGTGCTGGGCTGAAGAGTGCGTTAAAGACTGTGGCGACAAGGCTTTCAGCCTGTTGCCTATCCAGACCATAGCTGGAGCGACGACGCACCTTTGTAACAGCTTTATGAAAATCACTGGTGGTGAGTCCTAAGTGATTGGGCGGTTGCATGAGGCGCTCACGGATCAAGTCTGACCTGTGAATGCCTTTTTCTTTGGCTTCAGCAGAAAGGCTTTCGACTAGCTCTTCTGGAAGGAGGGTTTCAACTTTTTTCATGCGTGGATGTTACTTACGCTTGGGACGTTTTTTACTCTTTTGAGACGGTTTGACACGCGGCTTGGCTGGTTTGGCTTTGAGGCGTTCAATGGTCTCGCGATAGCCAGGTGGTTCTGGAACGCCTGACCGCTCCAAAATCTCAGTCCAGTTCATCTCTCGCGCGCGTATAGATGTCCAGGGTGTCCAGGGCGCTCGAAAAGCTAGTGATAGCAATGGATCTGACCCTGGACACTAGGGGTGGACAGGTTAGATGTGTCCAGCCTCTTCGTTGGACAGCTGAATCTCAACCGCTCCATCAAACACACCCTGGACACCTTTTGATTGTCCAGGGGTAGTGTCCAGGGGTAAATCCCGTTCCAGCACAGGGTTTATTGGAACGGTGGACACTTCCTTCAACTCTCCGCGCGCGAGAACTGCTGTCCAGTTCTTGACTTGAGATCCTTCTGGAACGTCTGAGACAACCAAGCCTCGCTTTTCGAGTCTCTGGAGCGACTTCTGGATTGCAGCTGGCTTGCCATTGACCAACTTGTCGCAAACCAGATCGTCTTTGGTGCGCGAGCCGGGGTGAACGACGCGGAGTTTCTGAAGGACACGATCAGTGACGGAAGCCGGAGAGGTGTTGGTCTCATCCACCTCAGGGGTGAAGTCGGAGATGGTGAAGGAGAGGTCGTCTTGCATCTGCATGAGCAACTGGGTGCCCATACGCCCAGAACGTGACTTCTCGATCGTTATGAAGCGGCTGTGAGCCCCTACAGAGGCTTTCTCGTCGTCTGTGGGTTTACGGAGTGCCCAAGTCTCGTCTACGGCGTCACGGATGGCTGAGGTGCCTCTGAAGCCACCGTTCTTGTTGGCGTGGTGAACGATGAGAATGGTGGCCTTGGGGAAGAGAACACCGTTGTTCTTGGTCAGCCAGTACAGCGGGGTAGCGAAGTCAGACTTGTTCTCGTCAAAGGCTCGACCACCGGAACAGCCGATCAGCGAGTCGATGACTACCAGCTTGGGCTGATGCTTTTTCATCAACTTGATGAACTGGGCATAGCGCTGAAGCTGCCAGTCCGTCTGAATCATGCTGTCTTTGGTGACTGGGAACTCAACCTCTTCAAGCTGCTCTTTGAGTTGAACGAGAGGTTGATCACCATTGAGCAGAACAACAGGACCCTTTTGCACTGGAACGTGGTTGCCACGGACAACGAAGGGCTTGCCAAGTGCAATGTGCTTAGCGAGAGCCCAAGCGGACATGGATTTACCGTCACCACCAGCGCCGTAGATCAGAACGACAGAAGGGTGAGGAAGAACATCAGGAATGAGGTATTCCCGCTCAGTTTCCATCTCCATCAACTTCTGAATGCTCATGATGTCCGTGGACTCTTCAAATGAAAGCTGGTCAACGATCAGCTTTTCGAGAGCAGTCTGATCCCGGTATCCAGCCTGAAGAGCAAGGGTGTTGAGCTTGTAGTTGACCTCAGCGGGGTTATCGAGTTCAAGGATCTTTTTGGCGCGGTAAATGACCTCTTCAAAATCGAGTGTGGCCTGCCGAAACTCGGTTACATCTTTGGCTTCCGCAGATTCAACGATTTTTTTAGTGTCTTCTGAAAATCGTTTCCGCTTTGGGTCCTCCCGGTCTGCCAACCAGATCAGAGTGCCAAGGCCAACTCCGTTGCCTTTGAAGGAATACCAGACCTCTTCGCAGGGGTTGGAGTCTTCCCATTCAGAGGCGTAATCAGGATCTTCACAGGACCAGGAAGCCCACAGGTGAAGACCCATATCAGTGGGCAGGGCGGAATGAATGGCCATTCCGATTTTGATCCAGTGATCGCGGGTGCCCTTCCCTTGGGGCGAAATCACTGACAGGCATTCAAAGATGATCTGTTGGATTTCGTCTTGAGTGCGATCAGTGAAGTCCAGATCCTTTTTGTTGATGGTGCGGGGAGGTTGTTTCATCTCCGCCAGCAACCAGTCTGGAGCTGTGGGAATTCTGCTGAGGTCGCCTTCAAGAAGGTACTGACCAGGCTTAGATACTTTGCCGCCTGGGTAAGCGCCACAAACAACGCCCTGACGCCCCCAGAGGATCTCGTAGTCTCCACCGTCTTCCTTACGGAGTCCATGACCCTTTACGTCGGCCCACAGTTCTTCAGGGACACGGAAGAGGTACTTGGCTGCGTTGGCCTTGGTGGAAGTAATCACTGGAGCGCCGTCGAGAGAGGAGCCCCATGCCTTCAGGTACTTGGAGAGGTTTCGGTCAACATCAAGGATGACGATGCCATTTCCACGGATGCCGGTGAAGACACCAACAGCTTTGAGGTCAGGGTTGCGCTTGACCGCGAGAGCTACATCGGCAGGTCCGAACTTCTGTTCGTAGCTGGCCTCTAAAGGGTTTTTACCAGTAGCAGGCTTGCCCGAAACCATTCGAGTGCCTTTGGCGTAGATCGGGGCATATACCAGTCCTTCTGGAAGTGCCTTGACGAATTGATTGAAGCTCATGTAAGATTGGAACGGAATGTAAAACAAACCCGATTCGTCCTATAGCTGCGGGACGAGTCGGGTCTTTTTTTATCTTACTGGAGGTTGCCCTGGCGTCAATCCCGTCTTACACTGTTAGGGCGCCAAAGCTAGGCGTGACAATCCAAGAGACAATCCCAATGCCCAAATTCTCATCTGCTTTGATGGCTCTCGCTGAAAGCGAAGGTTCTGGAAAATCTTCTGCTGACAACTACCTGCGTTACTCAAAACTTGAGTCCGGCAAGCCTGCAAATTTTGCGCTGCTTACTGAGGACGCGCTTGAGTATTACCTCGTTTGGGGCGAAGCAAACGCTGATGGACAAATGCGTCCATTCCGTTTTCTTGATGAGCCCACACAAGAGGACATTGACGTCGAACTTGGCAATGAGTTCAGCCAATGCTTGAACTACGAGCGCACTGGTCCTCGCAAGCCCAGCCACTGCTTGACCTACCCCGTGTACAACTGGGACATGGAGCGTGTCCAAGTCTTAGAGGTGTCTCACGTCACCGTGATTCGTCAGTTCATGAAATATGCCTTGAACAAAAAGTATGCTCGCAACTTTTTGGACTGGGATTTTGAGCTGTCCAAGATCACTGGTGACAAGACTCGTTATGAGTTGATCCCTGTGCCTCGTGATGAGGACGAGCATGATGAGGCTGCGATGGAGAAAGCTTGGAAGGCTGCTCAAAAGGATGGCTTCGATCTGAACCGGATCGTGACTGGTGGTGATCCGTTCAGCGAGGGTTGACCATGACTGCGGGGGCCTTGTGCCCCCTTTTCACTCAATTATTTAAAACTCATGTTTTTAGAAGGATTTCCTGACCAATTCAAAAAATTAAAATCAAACAAAAAGTTTCGGCAAAAAGTTAAAGAATCGCGTTTTTGGAAAGGTATGCATTGGAAATACAAATCTCCTTCTGGATATGCTGAGTGGAAAGACTTGGTTTTTGGTTTTTCGACTGTATCTAGTTTTGAGCACTTAACTGGATCTTTTTACGCCCAGGACAGTAATGGCCTGGAATGCAACCTTTGTCTTCAAGCAGCTTCATATGTTGACGCGCCTGCTGTTTACTTGCGAAGAGAATTAGGAGAAGCCCTTCTTGTTACTGATATCGAAGCAATGGAGCCGCCTAATAAGGTCTTGGACGCATTGTTTGTGATTCTGCCAAAAGGTCTATTAAAAGGTGATCAAAACGAGCCCATTGACTGTTTGTTGATTGTTAACGAAGAGCTTTTTAAACCGTTTATATTGGCAGCTCAGGAGCGTTTTATAGGAATGAAGCTGGGCACAACCAGCAGCGGCAATGGATTAAGAGTTTTTGGTATGGACGCTCTTGCGACGGGTATGTTGTTCCAAAGTGCTGCTCCATGGAGTCAGCCAACAACAGAAACAACAAAAAGTCGCGACAACCGTTATGCAGTTATATCTGACTACGACACATTTGACGAAGTTTGTAAAAAGATGATGAGAATAGCCAAAAACATTATTCTTCTTTACAACCACGAGCGACATCTGGTTAAAGAAGAGCCTTCTTCGTCATTTGTGCCTGTCAAGGAGCGAAAACCTTCTGATAAAAGGCCGTTCCCTGTCACTTGGCTCGGCAGTGATTTCAAGGCTAAGCGAGCTGTTCACGAGAGTGAAAAGGTTTTCAATGAAACGGCTCGATCGGTCAGAGCGCATTGGAGAAAGGGCCATTGGCACCGTTATTGGTGCGGAGAAGGCAGAAGAAAGCAAGTAACTCGATGGGTTCAGCCGGTTTATGTTGGCAAGGTCTTGCTTTAGGGGTACATTAGCCTCGGGTAGATGCGTCTATGGAACCACCCAAGACAGTTACGACATTCATGGAAGACGGGTGTGTCTCTGTGACTGTCGGTCATTTAACTGGGGTGGTTTCTAGCGCTCACCTAATCGAGCCCAAGGAAAATCAGCTCCGTCAAAGGTGGCTGCAAGAAAAAGCCATTCATGACGATTGATCCACAAGACGCCTTGGCTTCGCTGCGTCAATGGCAGCTGGAGCAAGACAACTCAGGCCGATTCCGTGTTTACAGGGATCAACATGGACAGATTTATCATTCTGTCACCCATATTCTGAAGAACACCGCCCCTCAATCACAGAAGGATGCTCTCGAACGCTGGTCACAACGTGCTGGCAGTGGTTTGGAGCGTGAACTTGCTTGTGCCCGAGGCACCGTTGCTCACGAGCATTGTGAATATGTGCTCAAGACGGCAGCCAAGCTGGCTCGACAGAGCGCTAACAAGAAAGGTTCATGGAAGGTCTGGAATGATGGATTGGCTCGCCCTCCAAAGGCAGTTACCAACTGGGCACTCAAGAAAGCGAAGGAAGGTTCGCCCAAGGTTCCATGGCCAGCCCGTCAGTACGCCAGAGGTTTATCCGACTGGTTGGCAAGTGGAACGGTAACGGCCATTCATGCCAGTGAGTTCAGTGTTAGCAGTGACGAAGGGTTTGCTGGAACGGCAGACGCTTTGATTGACACGGCATTGGGTTTGACGATCTGCGACTTCAAGACGACCAGCCGTGAGACGGACAAGCCAGAGGCATGGCTGAAGGATCACCAGGATCAACTGGGTGCTTATAGTCTTGCCTTGCGTGAACGAGCTGGGATCCGTGTGGCTGCTGGAGCGGTGGTGATTGCGAAGCCAAACGGCAACGTTCAGCTGAGGATGTTGTCTGAGCTTGAGATGAGGGGCTGCGAGGCTCGATGGACGGAGCGGAACAACTTGTATAAGGAGATGTTGCTAAACGGAGAAGTGATGTAATGGAAGAAGCGTTCGATCTATTGTATCGCGGCAAATGCAACGTTTGGGTTGCAGCAGAAAAAGCAGGCGTCTCACCGGAGGAGATGAAACGCCTGTTCAGAGATTATGTATTGGAGCGCCCAATTGATGTGAACGATCCAGATGTTTGGCTTGGGGATTTGGAATTAAGCTGGCCCTTTATATGACTGATGATGTGAATCATATTTTTTCCGTAAATACATAGGCATTTGATGCTCCATGTTGTTCTTTTTGAGATTACGGATCAGAATCCCCCACTGATTGCGGTACTCAAGGGTAACACTTCTGTATCTATCTGCTAGATAAATACTTTTTGCAACCTCAGTGGTAATACCAAACTGAGCAGGAAGTGTTGTGTGTAAAAAGCGTTCTAACGACAAGTAATTAGGGTTGCGACCTTTTTGCTTGCGGTTATTTTGACGCCATCGTGGATACCACCGAAACACCTGATGCATCAACTCATCAACTTCTTTAAATGAGAGGCGACGAGTGTCCTGCTGACGTTTTGGGGGTGACTTGAGTTTAGGATCTTTCCAGTTGATGTCTTCAGCAGGACCCGGTTCAAGGACCGTGATTTTGCCTTCAATGGTCAACGGAGTGTCTTTGGGGATTTCAACGACCTCCACCTGGGGCTTTGGGGACTCTTTCGAGACCTCCTCTGCCTTGGCAGCTTTAGCGTGAACAGCTCGAAGCTGTGGAACGGTGAGAACTTGTGCGCCCTTGATTGCTTCGATGTGAGAGCGATGAAGATGAATGTGAAGGTGAGTTTCTACACCTTCGCGATCCATTTTGAAGTTGATGACAAAAGAGCTGTCCTCACCTCCAGCAGGCATGATGCCAATCATTTCAGCGTCATCAATGACGAGAGTTTGCTCGTCGCGTGTAACTCTTTTTGATTCAAACATGGCTTGAAGAGTGAATTAGCTGTTAGTAAAACGCTTAAGAGCTTGAAGAAACTCTTGAAAACTTTCGACAATAAAGCGAAAAGATTGCAGGACACTTTTCAGTTCACCTGCATTGACCTCAATCACTGCATCATCAGGATGACTGCAAGCATTTTTCTGCATTAGTTTGATGAGTTGCAACTGAGTGGCCAAGAGGGCATCAAGGGCTTGTTCGGGCGGCAACTCGCGAAAAAGTTCGTTAGGCGAATTGGGAGTTGAATCAGACATTGGTGTTTTGAGGTTCAGTTGAAATGCACTCTTCCATGGCTCTACGTTCGTAGTACCGCTTCAAGCGCAGGCAATCATTGGCGCGGACGAAGTTACCCCACTGTTCAAAGATCACTGCCCGAGCTGCTTCGTAACGGATAGCAGTTGGGAGCAGATCTGTTGGAACGCGGGAACCTTCAGGGGAGTACTTGTTGCCGTTGAGTTTGGTGCTCATGATGCGAACGACCAAAGAGGTCGGGGTAGTTGCCATAAGTATTCCAAAACATTTTGGAAAGTCAGGGAATACGTTTCACTGGAGTCAGAAAAGACTACGCAATCAGTTTCGCTACGAATTAAGATCGCGTCAGGTTCGCCATCACGTTTGTAAGGATCTTCTACCTGAATCAAGATGAAGGGTTCAGTACCCCATATATCTGAAGTAGAACCAGGTTGTGGTCCAGCAGTCCAACTCATGATGACTGGATCATGTGGACGCAGCTTCTCCTCAAGGTGTTTGAGTGTTGGAGCGTAGGTTTCGACGATGTTCATCAGTATTGAGGCGTTGGGTCGTAGTTGAGTTCGTTTTCGATCAGAGGGATGACTTCATCTTCTAGGAGAGATCGCATCGAATGGGTCAAGTGTTGATCCATCATGTGGCGTCTGTCCTCACGAGCGATAACAGCTTTGAGGATGTCGAGAGCGCGTTGGATTTTGTCGCACTCATATTCTTGAACTGGGCGGTAGTGATACATCACCATTCGACCTCTTGAATGAGTTGGTTAAGGGTCTTGAGAGATTGGAGACTGGAGAGCTGGCGTTGACCGTCACTGAGACCCTTCTGCAAGGCTTCAGGGTCAGCGGTACGGACAACCTGTTCCATCTCCTGCTGGATGAGCTTGAAGCAGAACTCAATGCGATCTGCAGGCTTGTAGTGGAGATGGTTTGAGGCTCTGGACTTTTGTGCCCCGAGGATGAGGCAGAGGAGTTGATTGATGGAGCGGTCGCAGTCTTGGCGGCTAATCATTTGAGGTTGCGGTTGCGTTCTGCACTGTCAGGTATGGAGTCCAGGAAATCCTGAAACTCGGCCTGACGTTCTCGTTCTTCAATCTCCTCAGTCGACAAAGGCGGCCAAGGGTCAAGCTCGAAGCCGAGAAGCTCTGGATTTTCGTTGCGGATGATGGTCATTGGTACTGGAGGGTGTTGTGAAGGGTGTCGAGATCTGGGTCGGTGTAGTCGTAAACCTCCTGAGGTTGAGGAGCAAGAACCGCGAGGCAGGCTTCAACTGCATCACGGATGTCTTGGACATGGACTGGATCCATGCCTGCTGCAATTGATTCGGCGTAGCCAGCACATTCGCTGGCCTTGTCGTCATCTGGAGCGGAGACTGCCAACGCAAGTGCGAAGGCGAGAGCTTGAGCTGGAGTCTTGGGGCTGATGGAATCGGTCATTGTTTTGATGATGTGAGACAAACGTCTCAGAACTTTTGAGACAGGCCACCCATACGGGCGAGCCTTTCGTATTCACGGACAAGGCGTGCATAGTCTTGAACGTTGCCTTTTTCGTATGCGTCGATCAGCAGTTGCTTGGTCATGCGCATCAAAGGCTCACGATCCTCCAGAGTGATCTCTGGTGTTGGATCGGCTTGGAGGCGGGGATCCTCGCTGCAACGCGAAATGTCGGCCTCGTCAATGTCCCGATAAGCGGTGGCACGGGCGAGACCGTATTTCCGTTGGAGCGTGGCACTGACATCAGCCTTGCGGAGGCCCATGTCTAGGAGCTGTTTGGCGTGCTCTTGATGAGCCGCCACCTGCTCTTTGGAACGTTTCATAAGATGAGGTGATTGGAGCGGAGCAAGCGGGGCTTGACTCCACTGGTTAAAATCCTA